ACGAGTGCGTGTGGTGGTGACGGCCGCGTCCGCCGCGTGGAGTGGCTCTGGCCGCACGAGGTCGTGCCGCTGACGCAGGAAACCACGGAGATAGGATTCAAGGCAAAATGATTTTGGATTGAGAATCGTGGGATGATAGGATCGGACCGGGAGGGAAAATGCCCATGAGCAGATATGGAATCAAATTTACCGCGAAGGCATTCCGGGACCATCTCGGCGAGCGTGATACCGGGCCTTTTAGAATCCAGTTGACTGAACTTTTCACCGAAAAGGCTTCCGATCTGGAACTCTCAATTGTGTCTTTACCTCCCTCGCTTCGGCCCGGCTGCGACTGGGCGGTCGAGGTTGAAGGCGATCCGGATCGGTGCAGGGAACTGACTCGGGCCTTGCGCGGCTTTTTATATAGCGAGTCGCAAGGGCCGAAAAAGCCGGAGGAGGATCTGCCCGCGATTCGCTGCCCCAAGTGCAACGCGTTTTTGTGCCGCGCCGACGGGCGGCTGGAGATAAAGTGCCGCCGCTGCGGGTGGCTTTTGCGCAGTGAAAAAAAAGTTGACAACGTGAACGATAAAGGGCAAGATCGGCCCGTTGACGAGTCTGCACAAAAACCCTGAACCTCAATGAAAAGAATCCTGGTTGGCCTGGTTATAGCAGGCGCGATTCTGGGCGTCGCCTACCGCGAACGCATAGGCTTCGTCGCGTGCGTCTATTATAAAAGCTTGGCCGGCGGCGACGGGCATTGCTTCATCGAGTACGACATGAAATAAACTGATTTTAAAAGGGGCGTGAGGCCAGAGAGCCCAAGGTCCCAGTCGTAAGAGCCCAGAGAGGCCCGGTCCTTCCGTTAACGCGGGAGGACGGGCCTCTCTTTTTTTTGGGGGGATTTGAAAATGTCGTTTATGCAGATCGCTTACGGCATCCTCCTCCTGGAGGCGATCGAGATTCTCGCCAAGCTGGCGCTGCCGATCGGCGCGGCGCTTTTGGTCTATCGCGCCGTCGGGCCGCGCCGGGGCGGGTTGCTGGTGGACGTGCTGCTCGGCGCGATCGTCGCGCTCTCGGCGGCGGTCCTCTCCGCCATCTGGTACGTGGAGAATTTGTAGGGGCGTTTTCGCGCCAAAGCGCAAAGGACGCAAAGGTAATGGAAATCAGCAACGCGACGGTCACGACGATCGGGAGCGAGGAGCGCGGCTTCGAGAGCTTCGCGCGCATTCGCGTCTGCCTGGAGTGCGGCGCGCCCGGCGCGATCGCCGCCGGCCGCTGCGAGCAATGCCGGTCGCAAAATCACACGACGACGATGCTGATCGTCTCGCTCAAGCGCGTCCAAGGCAGGCCGATCGTCACGGTCCGCAATTCTGGCAATCACGAGGTGTAACTATGAAATTTTCGATTTTGGATTTTGGATTGAAGATGTAAGGGCGGTTCGCGAACCGCCCCTTGGCTGCCGGCCTTCGTGACCTTCACCGTCTGGCCGCCGAGGAGCTGATGGAAAAAGAAAACTACACCGTCACTTTTCAGCGCGCGATCGATAAGACGCTCGGCTGGGAGGGCGGCTACTCGAACGATCCGGAAGATCCGGGCGGCGAGACCAACTGGGGGATCGCCGCCCGCTGGCACCCGGACCTGGATATTAAAAATCTCACGCGCGACGGCGCGATCGCTATTTACCACCAAGGATACTGGATGCCCATGCGCCTCGACGCGCTGCGCGACACGCGTCTCGCGATGAAGATATTCGATACCGTCGTCAACCAGGATCGCCGGATCGGGCCGGGCGCGCTCCAGGGCGCGCTGATCCTGCTCGGGCAGAATCTACAGCTCGACTACAAGATCGGCCCGCTGACGATCGCCGCCGCCAATTCGTACCAGTATCCCGAGGCGCTCCTGGAAGTTTATACCGTGCTTCGCGGCATGGCCTATTTCCTCGGCGCCGAAAACATCGAGGAGGTGAGAGCGATGATACGAGAAAGAAAACCCCGGCTTAAAAAAAACGTGCGCGGCTGGATGGTCCGCCTGGAGCTGGGCGCGCTGATTGCGCTGTTCGCGCTCGCGACCGGCTGCGTGCCGTCGATGAGCGGGAAGGAGATGGCGGCCGTCGTCGCGGAGTTGAAAAACGACTCGGCCTCGGTCTGCTTCGCGCTCACCGGCCGCGGCGGCGCGGGTATGATGGCCGCGACGCCCGTCCCGATTCCGGCCGGCGGCTACGGGAGCGGCGAGGCCTTCTTTTGCCGCAGCAACCAACCCGACGCGCGCATCACGGCCGAGAGCGGCAAGCTCACGATCGAGCACGGCGCTGGCGTCAAAGAATCGCCGGAGGCTCGGACCGTGATTCAGCGGCTGCTCGAAAGGGGTGAGCCGCAGACAAAGGGGATGCCATGAAACGATTTTTAGTTCTGATTGCCGTCGTTGCCGCTCTGGCCATCGGCGCTTCCGCCGAGGCCGCGCAGCTCCAGCTCCAGTGGATCGACAACTCGACGAACGAGGACGGCTTCAAGGTCGAGCGCTGCACGGTCACGGTCTCCGGCTCGTGCACGCAGACGTCGACCAACTGGAGCCAGGTCGCCGCGCCGCCGGCGAACGCCACGACCTACGACGACGTCGGCCTCGCCGACGGCACGGGCTTTTGCTATCGGCTCCGCGCCTACAACACCGGCGGCAACTCCCAGTATTCGAACATCGCCTGCGGCGCTACGCCGATCGTCGTCGTCGCGCCGCCAGCTCCCACCGCCAAGCAGGTAATCGTGATCATCCCGTCGGAGTCGGGGACGAAGTAGCGAGGCCCAATGACCGAACCGGAAAAAATAGCCGGCGGCGCCACGATCAAAAGATATCTGCCGGCGGCGATCGCCGTCGGCGGCGTGGCGGCGGGCGTGGCGGCGGGCGCCGACGTGCTCGGCGTGCCCGACTGGATGGTGGAGGAGATCCGCAAGTGGGGGCCGGCGGCGGTCCTAATCGGCATCTTTCTCTACTACGTGCCGCGCGACCTCGTTTTCAAGTTCGTCGTCTCGCAGCAAAAGCAGGCGGAGGCGCTGACAAAAATATCCGACGCCATGGAATCGATCGCCGGGCGTGAAAGCCGGATGGAGCAGACGGTCGCCGAGTGCCTCATCAACGACCGCATTCTCGTCTCGCGCGTCGAGGGCGTCAGCCGCGAGGTCCAGGACGTTCAGTCGCAGATGGCTACCGGCTTCAGCGACATCAGGAAGCTGATCATCGATGGACAAAAAATATCTCAGTAGAGAGATCCGCCGGATGATCCTAGAGATCCTCCACGAGGCGCGGAAGGCCGCGCTGACCGAGAGCGGCGGCTATCTCAACCACTTGATGCTCCAGGAGCTGATGTCCGTGCAGGGCTACGACCTGTCGACCGAGGATCTGAAGGACTACTGCATTTATCTCTTCGACAACGAGATCGGCTGCATCGACATGGTGAAGCTCGGGAAGACGCCGCCCTACGTCTACAAATACAGAATCACGGCCAAGGGCGTCCGGGTTCTAGAGGGCGACGAAATTATCAAAGGCATCCGATGATTTTAACTTTGCGAGCTTGGCGTCTTGGCGCGAGACAATCCGGCCCGAATCTTTTTTCGCGCAAAGGCACAAAGGGCGCCAAGGTGAAAACGGAGTGGGGATGTGGCCGCTGAGCGGAAGCGACACTACGCGGCCGAAAAACTTTCGTTGGCGGGGAAGAAGATCGTCGATGACGGGCTTAGCGCCAACGAGACCTATGAAAAAGTTTGCGCCGCGCTTCTCAAAGCGACAGGGGAAAAGCTCCCCGTCAGCTCCTTGCAGCGCTATCACGCCAACCGCTGGTTCCCGGTCCGGCGGACGCTGGCCGAGACCGAGCGGCTTTTTGCGATGGTCAAGGACTCGCTCGAGGGCGCGAAGGGAAAGCCGATCGATGAAGTCACGAGCGAGATGCTTAAGACTCTTTTGTTCAACGGCATGGCGGCGGCTCAGAATCAAGATCCTCTCGCGCTCTATGACCTGGTCCTGGCCGAGGGCCGTCTCGGCGTCCAGAAGGAGCGGAACAAAATTTTGACCGAGCGGACCGCCAACGACGGGAAGAAGGTCAAGGTGCTGGAGGAAAGTTTGGAGCTGAAAAAACGAGCTTTGGAAAAGGTGAAGGCGAGCGCGGAGAGAGTGAAGAGCGCGGTCGCGGCTGGCGCCAAACCGGAGAAGGTCGTCGCGATGGTCGACCAGATTTTAGGTCTCAGCAAATGATGAAGCTTTGCGGACTTTGCGCCTTTGCGGGAGAAACTCTTCGGAGCGGATTGTCTCGCGCCAAGCCGCCAAGCACGCCAAGGCAAAGGGCGCCAAGGAGCAAATGATCGACGCCAACGTAGAAGTCGCCGAGCGGGGAAAATATTTCCTCGGCTACCAGGGCCTCTGGCTGCAAGACCAGTCGCTGCAAAAGATCTGGGACAAGTCCCGCCGCATCGGCGCCACCTATGCGCAGAGCTACGAGGATACGCGCGACGCGGTGATGGGACTGTGGGACGTTTGGTTTTCCTCGGCCGACGAGAGCGCCGCGCGCGAATACATTCTCTACGTCGAGCAGTGGGCGAAAATCTTCGACGTGGTCGCGCGGAGCCTGGGCGAGGTCGTGATCGACTCCAAAAACGATATCAAGGCATTCGTCGTCGAGTTCGAGAGCGGCAAGCGCGTCAACGCGCTGCGGTCGAACCCCAGGGCCTTTCGGTCCAAGGGCGGCAAGGTAGTGCTCGACGAATTCGCGCACCACGACGACCAGGAGGCGCTCTGGGCCGCGGCGTCGCCGGCCGTCACCTGGGGATTTCCCTTGAGGGTGCTCTCGACCCACAACGGCAAGGCGTGTCTCTTTTACCGCCTGCTGGACGAAGAGTGGCAGATAATCGCGCGCGGGGAAAAGTCCGACTGGTCGATCCACAAGACCGATATTTTTCGGGCGGTCGCCGACGGCCTGGTCGACAAGATTCTCAAGCGGCCGGCGACCGACGAAGAAAAGCAGAAATTCATCGATCGCTGCCGGCGCCTCAGCCGGGACAACTTCGGGCAAGAGTACGGCTGCACCGCGTCGGACGAGGCGACCGCGTTTCTCACCTACGACCTTATCGCTACATGCGAGGACACCGCCGCGGGCGATCCGGCGAAATATGCCGGCGGGCCGGTTTATGTCGGCAACGACATCGCGCGGCGCCGCGATCTCTGGGTCGCATGGGTCGACGAGAAAATCGGCGACGTCATGTGGACGCGCGAAGTGTCTACGCTCAAGGGCGCGTCTTTCGCCGCGCAGGACGCCGAGCTGGACCGCATCGTGCGGAGCTACGCCGTGCGGCGCATTTGCATGGATCAAACCGGCATGGGCGAAAAGCCGGTCGAGGACGCCAAGCGCCGCTACGGCGCGCACCGCGTCGAGGGCGTTTTGATGAACGCGCTCGTCAAGCAGGATCTCGCCTTTCGTGTGAAGCGCAACATGGAAGATCGGGTCATGCGCATCCCGAAGAGCGCCGAGGTCCGCGACGATTTTCACGCCGTGCGCAAAGTGACGACGGCGGCGGGCAACGTCCGCTTCGACGCCGAGCGCACCGAGCAGGGCCACAGCGACCGCATGTGGGCCAAGGCGCTCGCCGAGATGGCGGGCAGCAATCCGGGCGTCGAGGCGGCGGAGACGTCGCGCGAAATGCAGCCGCCGCACGCGGCGGGCACGGCACGGCAGTCGCTCATTTTCGGCGAGCGCCGGCCGGTGTCGATGCGCGAGGCCCTTCGACGAGGCTCAGGGCAGGCGATCGGCGGGAGGCTGCAATGAGCCGGGCGTACATGGGCGTTCAGGTGCCGGAGAACGGCGAAGCGCCGAAGCGCCTGATGGCGCGCGAGGCGGCGATCCCTTCTATCGGCGCGTTTCGCGATCCGGGCGAGGGCTTTCGGCCGATCTCACAGCAGCTCGACCGCGACCTCACGCCGCTCAGCCAGGAACGCATGATCGAGATCGCCTACTGGCTGATGGAGACCAATCCGATGGCGCGCGCGATCGTCGGGAAGTTCCGCGACTTTCTCGCGGGCGAGGGGATCGGCTGGACGTGCGAAGACGAAAAAGTCGACGCCGCGATTCATGACTTCTGGTACGACCCCGTCAACAACTTTGAGCAGAAGCTGCCGAAAAAAATCCGCCAGCTCTTCGGCTTCGGCGAGCAGTGCTATCCGGCGTTTACGACCGAGTTCGCCGGCAAGGTCCGGCTCGGCTACGTCGATCCGGCGTCGATCAAGGAAGTCGTCACCGACCCGGAAAACTGCGAGGTCCGGATCGGCGTGGCTCTGAAATCGCGCGGCAACAAAAAGGGCAAACGCTACAAAATCATCTACGACTCGGAGGACGAGCTGGCGAGCGCCGCGGGCCAGGCGCTCCGCGAGAGCTTCACCGACGGCGAGTGCTTTTATTTCACCGTCAACGAGGTCTCCAACGCTTCGCGCGGGCGCTCCGAGCTGTTGGCCAGCGCCGACAGCCTCGACGGCTATGAGCAGTTTCTCTTCGACCGCCTCGACATGCGGAGTCTCATCAACGCGTTTATTTGGGACACGACGATCGAGGGCAAGACGCAGGAAGAGATCGACGTGATCAAAGCCAATATGCCCGCGCCGAAGCGTGGCATGGAGTTTATCCACAACGAAAAAGTAAAGCGCGTCGCGGTCGCGCCGTCGCTCAGCGCCGACGACGCCACGACCGACGCCCGGCTGGTGAAAAATCATATTCTCGCCGGCCACTCGCTGCCGCCGACGTGGTTCGCCGAGAGCGGCGACGTGAACCGCGCCGCCGCGGGCGAGCTGGACACTGCGACGCTCAAGGCGCTCACGATGGCGCAGGCGATCGTGAAAGACATGATCCGCCAGATGATCCGCTATCAGCTCCGAAAGAAAATCGAGAAAGGTGAGCTGAAGGTGGAGGTCGCGCAAAAAGACGGCCCGCCGATTCCTACCGTCGCCGCGTTCGCCGTGACCGCGCCGGAATTGTCGCCCAAGGACCTTGTCAAGCTGGCCGCCGCGCTCACGCAGATCACGAGCTCTTTGATGGTCGCCGAGACGCAGCAGTGGATCACGAAAGAGACCGCCGCCAACGTCTTCGCCAACGCGGCGACGGCGCTCGGCATGGAGGTCGAGCCGGCAGACGCCGAGGAGACCGAGCCCGAACCGAACGTCACGAAAGACTACAGCCGGGAAGGACTGACGCGCGTGAGGCGCGCCTACGCATGAGCCCTTTTTTGCACATAGCCCGCGAGGCCGCTGAAGACCCGCTCGCCGCGACGCGCGCGATCATGGCGCGGATCGCCGCGCTGGACAAAGCCGCGCAGCGCGCCGCGCTGGATTCCCTCGCCGCCTGGCGGCAGGAGATCCTCGCTCAAATCATCAAGGCCGAGGGCTTCGACGCCATGCGCCTGCCGAAACTTTTAATGTCCGTCGACCGGCTCGCCGACGACTGGGCGCAAAAATATTCCATCGACTCGCGCGAGCTCGTCCGCCGCGGCTTCGAGATCGGCATCGACAAGGTGGACGATCCGCTCCGCGCCGCCGGCATCGACGTGCGGTTTCCCGAGCCGTCGCTCTCCGTCTTGCAGGCGTCGCGCGTCGCGACCGTCGACCTGATTACGCGCCTCAGCCTCGACGCGCGGGAAGAAATCAAGCGCGAGATTCTGCTTGCGGCGAACGGCGCCAAGACGCCGTTCGAGGCGCTGAAGGAAATCGAGGCGACGCTCGACGACCCGGCGACGTTCGGGACAATCGCCAACCGGGCGGAGATTATCACGCGGACCGAGACCGGGCGCGTGCTCTCGCTCGCGACCCAGGCGCGCCAGGAAGAGGCGGCCAAGGTCGTCGCCGGCCTCAAGAAGCAGTGGCTATGGTCGGGCGTCTCACGCTTGAATCACCGCGCGATCAACGGCCAGGTGCGCGAGATCGACGAGCCGTTCGATCTGCCGGCGTCGCGCACGTGCCCGGCCGAGCAGCTCATGTTTCCGCGCGATCCGAACGGGAGCGCGTGCAATACCGTCAACTGCTTTTTGCCCGGAGCGGAAGTTAGCGGGGAATTTATCGGCGGATCAAAAGCCTTCTACGCGGGGCCGGCGCGGGAGATCACGAGCCGCCGAGGCTACAAGCTCGCCGTCACTCCAAACCATCCCGTAATGACCGAGCATGGATTGATCTTCGCGCACCGCCTCCAGAAAGGCGATCGCCTCCTCAGTCATGCGGTGCGGAAGGACGGCTTTGTTTTTGGAATGAAAAATAAACAGGACCGCCCATCGCTGATCGAGAATGTATTCGACGCGGTCGCGGTCGAGAGCCTTACGGTGCCGGTAGTTAAAGTTGGCGGAAACTTCCACGGCGACGCGGTCAACATGAAAGGCGAGATTCACGCTGTACGGTCCGACCGGGTACATCCGGCGGGTGAAGCAGCCGGCCTCTTGCAGCTCGGCGTCGATTTCGTCCTCAAAGTAGCCGGGGTGAAACAGCGCGATCTCACGAGCTTCGGCCCGAGCCTGCATCCGCGCCGCCGATACGGTGGATCCCCGACAGGAGCCCCAGGCGGATCCGCACTGCGCTTCGACCGCTCTCCGGTCGCGCTTGAGTTCCGACCATACGACACGTCCGGCTGCGGCAATATCTCTGACGGGAATCTCGCGATCGCGGAGCCGTTTAGTGAGAGTGCCGCGCGCAACGCCGAGCTCGCCAGCGAGCTGCTTGATCGATGCCCCGGAGCGATAGCGCTCGACGACGTGGTCGAGGTCCGGGATTTTTATTACCTCGGGCATGTCTACGATCTCGAATCCACGAGTGGCCTTTTAATAGCAGAAAATATTTTAACTTCCAACTGCGGCTGTCAGTCGATCCCGTACAAGTCGGACTGGAATCTGCAAAAGTTGGCAGCGTGAACGTAGGGGCGGACCTGCGTGTCCGCCCGGTAAAGAAAAAAAACAAACCGCCCGATAAGGGCCACAAAAGAAGAAGGAGAAAATCATGGCAGAGCAAAGTCAACAAAATCCACCCGCGGCGGAGGAAGTCAAGGGCCCATCGAAGCTCATGCGCGAGGCGCTGGGCCGCTACGGCATCAAGCCGCAGCACGTCGCCGGGTCGAAAGACTACGGCGATCGCGTCGTCATCGTGACCAAGGGCGGGGCCAAAGTCTCTTTCACGGAGGGCGACGAGGTCGCGAAGCTTTCCGACTTCCAGCTCACCGGAGCACCGGCGCCCAAGCCGAAGAAAAAGTAAACCGTCGCCGGCAACGAGAAAGGAAGGCGGGAGAACCATGGCCTATTCGGTCGATTCCCTGGAGGGGCGCGCGTCCCTCGTTCGGCGCGCCTACGAGCAGAAAGCCGCGCTCGGCGTCGGCGTGCCGGGTCCGTGGGTCGAGGAAGTTTTCGACGACTATGCGGTCGTTTGCCGCGAGGGAAAATATTACCGCATCCCGTACACGATCGCGGGGACCGAGGTTTCCTTCGGCGAGCCGGAGGAAGTCAAGGTCGAGTACGCGACCGTGACCGAGGCGCTCGAGGCGCTGACGCCGAAGGGGAAAAAGTGGGAGGTCCGGCTGATACGCGAGGGCGTGTCGAAGAAGGGCTGGATCTACACCAAGAAGGCGCTGGAGAGCTTGTTACCTTTCATCAGCGGCGCGAAGCTGCGCGCCGTCGAGACCGTCGACGGCGTCTACGCGCACAGCGGGCGCGCCGCCGTGATTGGCAAGCTCGCCGCGCCGAACGCCGTCGAGGTCGATGGATTTTACGAGCCGAGAGCGGAAGCCGAGATCGACGACAGCCGGCGCGATTGGCTTCTCGGAGAAATGAAGGCCGGCAGAGTCAACGGAGTCTCTATCAACGCACCCGTCGAGGGCGTCAAGCTGGCGAACGGCCAAGTCTGGGTGAAGAGGTTCCTGGGATTGGAAGCATTGGATCTGGCCACCGTGCCGTCGGCGGGTGGCGAATTTCTGCGGGCGACCGAGAGCGTCGCCAGAGAGGGGTTTATGAACCTAGAAAAGATTCTCGCGATGCTGAAAAAGGCAAAGCGAGAAGATTTAATTACCAAGCTCGGCGCGACGCCGACGATCGAACAGGCGCAGGAGGCGCTCGAGCAGGCGTACAACGCGCACCTCGATCAACTCGACGCCTTCCAGAAGAAAAAAGACCCGGTCGTCGAGCTAAGCGCCCAGGAGGCCACGGAGCTCCGGACCTTGCGCGATCAGTTGAGGACCGACTCCTGCGACGCCTATCTCACGCGGCGGCTCGCCGACTGCAATCTGCCTGAGCCGGTCAAGAAAAAGATCGAGAAGCAATTCAGCGGCGTCGTCTTCGCGCGCGAGGCGCTGGATGGGGCGATCACCGCCGAAAAGGAAATGCTCGACGCGCTGATGCCGTCTACCGGCATCGTCGTCGGCGCGGGCGAGACCCGCGTCGTCATCGCGCGCGAGGCCGTGGATAAAATCCAGGCGGCGCTCGACAAGACCTTCGGCGTCAAAGTCGCCGGCCACGACGACATCCGGCCGTTTCGCGGCTTGATGCACGCGTTCGCGCAGATCACCGGACGCGGCGAGTTCCGCCAGTTCGAGATCCGGGGCCTCCGCGCGGAAGAGGCGATCGTATCGACCGACTTTCCAAATCTACTGGCGCGCACCCACAACCGCCGCCTCGCGCAGGACTACAACGCATTCGACTACCGGGAGGATCTCCTGATCTCGATGCGCGGCTCGGCGAGCGACTTCAAGCTCCAGGAGGCGAACCGCGTCGGGTACTACGCCGACCCGCCGATCGTCGATCCGGAGACCGGCGACTACCTCGAGGCGGCGAAGCCCGGCGAGGAGAGCGTTACATTCAAGGTCGAGATCCGGGGCGAGCTGGTGAAGATCACCGAGATCACCATGCGCAACGACGACCTCGGCGGCCTGACCAAGCGCATCAACGGCCGGAGCCGCGCCTACCGCCGCGGCCACGCCCGCTTCGTCTGGAGTTTTTATCTCAACAACGCGGTCTACGACGACGACGCCGTTGCGTGGTTCGCGGCCGGCCACGGCAACCTGAAGACGGAGGCAATCGCCGCCGCCGAGATCGCCGACGCGGTGACGAAGATCATGGCGTTTACCGAGCCCAGCTCCGGCGAAAAAATCGGCCTCGATCAGCTACAGAAAAAGCGCCTCACCCTGGTCGTCCCCGACGCGCTCTGGACCAACGCGGTGAAGATCAACCAGGCGCAGTACCTCGACGCCGCCTTCACGCCCAATCCGGTTTACCACCTGTTCGGCGACAACGACGAGCGGATCGTCATCAATCCGCTGGAGACCGACGCGAACAACTGGGGCGTGCTCTGCAACCCGGCCGACCGGGAGATCGTCGAGATGAAGTATCTCGACGGCCGCCAGGAGCCGGAAATGTGGATCGCCGACCAGCCGACCGTCGGCGAGATGCTGCTCCGCGACACGATCGTGTTCAAGGACCGCTTCGTCTACGGCGGCGAGCTGGTGGACTTCCGTAACGCCGTCAAATCGGTGGTGGCGTAAGCCCTGGGATTTTAAACTGGCACGAGGCGAGAGGCGGGAGGCGCGAGTCTCCCGCCTGATCTTCAAAAAAAGGTTTCGGGAAAAACAGGAGAAGGGAAAAATGAAAAATAAATTTTTCACCATCTGGGCGGCGCTGCTAGCGCTGCTCTTTATCAGCTCGGCCGCGCTGGCCGCCCGAGTCGAGCGGGTCGACGCGCGCTTCGGCTGCGTCACGGGCGAGGCCGTCGTCGAGGGCGACGTGCTCGCGATCAAAGCGTCGGACGGCAAGTGCTACAAGGCCGACGCCGACGACTCGACGCTCCGCCCTGCGGCCGGCGTGGCCGGCGCCAAGGCGTCGTCGGGCGCCAACGTCCCGGTGGTAACGCGCGGCCAGGTCGGCGGGCTCAGCTCGCTCACCAAGGGCGGCTACGTTTTTCTGCACACGACCGCCGGCGCCACCACGCAGACGCAGCCGACCGCCTACTCGCAAAACGTCGGCCGGGCTATCTCGGCGACGCAATACGTGATCGACGTGGGGCGCGCGCGCCGCGTGAAATCGATCGCCGTGCACGTGCCCGATCCGGGCGCCGCCGACGCCGACATCGCCGCCGGCTACGTCCTCTGGAAGCCGCAGACGCCGGCCACGATCGTCAAGGCGTATCATGTCCCGCAGGCCGCATGGGTCGCCGCCGCGCCGGCCAACGACGCGACGGTCGTGGTGTCGAACGCCGCCGTCGGCGCCGTCGCCACATTGGCCGTACAGACGGCCCTGGCCGCCGGGTCGGTGAATGACATGGGCACGATCACGAACCCGAGCGTGGCGGCCAATGCCAACGTAACTATCGCCGTTACCGCGAACGGCACGGCCAACGCGCCGGCCAGCGTCGTGTTGATCGAGTACATCGAGACCGAGGACTGAAACTTTGCGAGCTTGGCGGCTTGGCGCGACCCTCACCCCTTCCCTCTCCCGCTAGCGGGAGAGGGCGGGGGAGAGGGCATCTCGCGCAAAGGCGCAAAGGGCGCCAAGGGAAGAAAGTAGATGCCGAAAGTTTTAGCCGACTATCAGCTCCGGCTCGACCAGATCCTGAAGGAGCAGGCGGGCGATCTCGACCCGGAGGACAAGAGCGCGGCGATTCAAAACGCCGTCAGCGCTCACTCGAAGTACAAGCCGCGCTCGCGCATCCACGACTTCAACGGCGACGGCGCGGCGTTCGACTTTCTGCTCAGCGGCGCGGCCGGCTTCGAGGTCGGCTTCTCGAAAGTGCTGTCGGTCGAGTTTCCCGCCGGAGAGCGCGTACCGGTTTATCTCGAGGACGAGGACTGGACGATCTACGAGGCGGCGACCGAGACGCCGAAACTCCGCTTGCTGGCCGCCACGCCGGGCGCGACGGAAAAAATTCGCGTGCGCTACACCGTGCGCCACAGCGTCGACGCCGCGGCCGGGACGATTCCCGACGGCGACTTCGAGGCGGTCAGCCATTATGCCGCGCACTTCGCGCTCGACGCGCTGGCCAACCGCTACACGCAAACGCAGGACTCGACGATCCAGGCCGACTCCGTCGATCACCGCAGCAAGTCGCAGGAGGCCCGGAGCAACGCGAACAAGGAAGAGGGCGAGTACTTCCAGCACCTCGGCATCAAGCCGGGCGACGTCGGCGCTGCGATCGCCTTCAAAGATCTCGATGTGAACTATCCGTGGGGCGGCGATCGGCTCACGCACCCGAGGAGAGAGAGATGAAACGATTTTCGATTTTAGATCCTTCGACCTGGCTCAGGACAGGTTTTAGATTTTCGATTGTCGCGCTTTTACTTTTTATCGCCGCGCCCGCGTTCGCGCAGCGCGACACGGTCCGGATGGGCGAGGAGCTGAGCGCGACGGTCATCAAGAAAAAGCCCGCCGAGAAAACCAAGCGCAAGCCGCGCGCGCCGGCCGGGCCGAAGTTGAGAGAGTCGCTCGAAATCGAGCACCGGACCGAGGCGAAAGAAACAAAAGGAGAGACTAAATGAAACTTCAGGGTGTAGCCGCGCGAGGAGCGCTTTTCGTCGCAGCCGTAGTTCTTGCCGCCGTCTCATTTTTCTCCGTTCTGAATTTGAACAAACCGGCGCCGATCCGAGAGCGCGCCCGCGTCCAGGGCTATCTCACGCTCAAGGTTATTCGCGCGAGCGGGGCGGTCCAGAACTACGGCCCCTACAAAAATCTGATCGTCAACGCGGGCGAGGCGTTCCTGGTCGACGCGTGGCAGAACCTGGTCGAGCTGGAGAACATGAAGTTCCACGGCATCGGCACCGGCGCGACGGCCGCCGCCGAGGGCGACACCGGCTGCCAGACCGAGCTCACCACGCAGTACAATCCCGACAACACGCGCGCGACCGGCTCGCTCACCGAGGCATCGGCCAGCGTGTTTAGAACCGTCGGGACCAACACCGTGGATGCGACTGCGGCGGTCACCGAGTGGTGCCTCTTGTCCCAGGCGGCGACCGGCGGCGGCACGATGTGGAGCCGCGTCGTCTTCTCGACGATCAATTTGTCGAGCGGCGATTCGCTCCAGACGACCTACGATTTGACGGTCGAGTAAAGCGAGAGGGCTTTCCACCGCGAGCGTTTTTTGAAAGCTGGCTTCTAATGTCATCCGCGTTTTATCTCACCCCCATGCCCCAGGCGCGCCAGGACGGCGAGCTGTACCGCTACTGCGCGGTCCACGACGAGAACGCCGCGATCGTCGCGGCGGGCGGCTCTTGGGAATATTCAGAGATCGACGGCGACCAGGCGATCGCGCGCGTGAGAGCGCCCGACGCCGTGCTCGCGTCGCTCGCGCTGGCGCACAGGCAACTATCAGACGCCGAGGCGCGAGCCGCCTGGACTCCCGACCGCGCAAGGCCTTTTCTTCATACGAACGGCACGATCAAATTTCGCGCGGCGCAGCGGTCGCCCACGACGCCGCTCGATCTCTTAGTATCGCGCGTGGACGGCGCGATCCGCTCCACCGAGCTTAAATCGATCGTCGCTCTCTGGCTCGGCGCCGGCTTCGGCCTCGGCTGGCGCGTACCTTATTTTCTCGCGCTCGCGCTCGCGCTCAACGTAGGCGAGCCGACGAGCTTTTCGCGCCTCGCGCTGCGCGCGGCGTTCGACCAGACGGGCGCGTTTCCCACGACGAACGTTCTCGACGCCTTCAATCGCACCGAAAACCCGCTCTCTGACGGCGGCAACTGGACGACGGGAATTATCAGCTCCCATGCCGCGATGGAAGCCAATGGCACGCAGTGCAAGGGGACAACCGCGAGCAACAACAGCGGCTATCGAAACAATGCGACTTACGGTCCCGACACCGAAACGTTTTACACGCTACCGACCCTGAGCGGCACGAGCCAGGTCGGCGTCTATGCGCGCCTCGCTAACCCCGGCAGCGCGGGAGCAACCGACGGCTACCGCGTGCTCATGACAAAACTCGGCGGCGCGGACGAGCACCGAATTGCGCGCGTTGACAACGATGTAGGGACTCAACTTGCCGCGCCGACCCAAGAAGTCGCGAGCGGCGATTCGATGGGGTTGCGAGATGCCGGATCGGTGCACGAAGCTTATTATAAAGCGGGCGCCGGTAACTGGACCTTGCTCGGCTCGGCAACGGACGGGACTTATACCGTCGCCGGCAACATCGGCTTGCAATGCAACAATACGGCGCATCGCGTCGATGACTTCGGCGGGGGAACGATCGTCGGCGGCATACTGTTCCGCCGCGATCCGATGCGCGGGCTCATAGGGAGATAGACGATGGGAAGAATGTACGTGGCCCCGTTCAAGTCGATCGCCGTCACGGCGCAGCAGGATTTTTTCGAGGTCGTCGCCCCGGCCGACGCCGTCGTCGTCATACACAGCTACGAGCTGCACCAAGAGACCGAGGCCAAGGACGCGGAGGAGGAGCAACTCCTTATCGTCGAGAAGCGCGGCGAGGGCGCGGTCACGAGCGGGTCGGGCGGCGCGTCGGTCACGCCGGTGCCGTTGGAAAAAGGAGACCCCGCGTTCGGCGGCACCGTCGAGCGCAATAATACGACCAAGCTCGCGGCCGGCAGCGGGGCGATCAAAGAAATTCTGCCGCAACAGTGGAACGTGCGCCAGCCGCTGGAAAAAGTATTCACCCCGGAGCAGCGCCGCGTGATTAGTCCAAGCGATACCTGGGGGCTCGAGCTGGGGACGACGCCGGCCGACTCGATCACGATCAGCGGCCAGGTGACCTTCGAGGAGATTGGCGGATGATTTTCCGAAAAGTATTTCACCGCCTTTTCAAGCCGCGCCGGACGCTGATCCCGACCGCCGCGGCCGGCGGGACGACTTTTCAGCAGGCCGTCTCCGACACCGTCTCGCTCTCGGAGTCGCTCTCGAAAACAGTGATGCGCGCGATCGCGGAGGCGCCGGGCTTCACCGAGGCGCTCGCCAAGCAGGCGCAGAAGACGATCGCCGAGGCGCCGTCGCTCTCCGAGGACCTCAAAAAAGAGGCGCAGAAACTCTTTGCCGAGACGGCCACCCTCGACGAGGCAATGGCGAAGCTCGCCGGGAAGACGATCGGCGAGACGGCGGTCCTGACCGAAGACCAGGCGGTCCAGATCGCGAAAGTGCTCGCCGAGACGGCCGCGCTGACGGAGCAGCTCACGAAGCAGACGCAGCGGACGATCGCCGAGTCGGTCGGCCTCTCGGAAAATTTATCCACGACTATCGTGAAGCTGAAAGACATCGCCGAAACCGTGAGCCTGACGGAGAGCCTGCAAGTCCAGTCGCAAAAAGTTTTCGGCGAGGCCGTCGCGCTGTCGGAAGATATCACCGCCGGGATCTCGCGGTCCGTCGCCGAGGCGATCGTGCTGACCGAGAATTTATCGAAGCAGGTACAGCGCGCGATCGGCGACGCGCTGGGACTGACCGAGCAGGTGGGCATGCGGCCGGGGAAAGTTTTTACCGAGACGGTGAACCTCTCCGAGGATTTGAAGAAGCAAATCTCCCGGACCGTGGCCGAGACGCTCGGCCTCACCGAGGATCTCCAGACGCGTGTTACGCGCGTGCTCGGGCTGCAAGAGACCGTGTCGCTCACCGAGTCGCTCCAGGCGCAGATCGTCACGATCGGTGCGCCGATCCCGGTGGACATCGTCGAGCTGGAAGAAGAGTTCGAGCAAATCGAGATGGCCGAGGAGTTCGGCGCAGCAGAACCGCCGGATCAATTTGCGATGGTCGAGCTGTGAAAGAAGTCAACGAGGGAGACAAGAAAACGATATGGGTGCAGTGGAAGCGGAACTGGGGCTCGGGCGCGTTCGTCGTGACGAATCCCGAAAGGCGAATCGTCAAGTCGGACCTGACGCTCGTCGCCGGCTTCGACTGGGCCGCGGCATCCTACGACGCCACGACGATGAAGCAGTCGGCGCTCTTCGACGCGACCAACGCCGCGCTGCCGGCGGGCAAATACGAGATGCAACTCCGCGCCGTCGTCGGGCCGGAAAGAATCACAAGGCGGGTCGTAGTGACCGTAATTAACATCGGACCGTAAAGCATGAGTTTTCGCATCATCGTCAAAACTCCCGACGCCCTGAAGCCGGGCGCGCCTGCGCCGGGCTTGCAGTCGATCGAGAGCGGGCTCGTCGAGATGGGGCAGCTCATCGAACGGGAGGTGAAGATCAGGACGCCGATCGGCGGGATGCGGCTCACGCGCGGCTCGATCGTCGCTGAAAAACGCGGCAATCCGATTCGGGAAGTAATCATCGGCGCGCCGTTTCCGGCCGACATCGTCGAGCGCGGCCGGCGGCCGGGCAAGCCCCCGCCCATTGGACCGATTCTGCTCTGGGTGGAAGGCAAGCCGGACTTTCGCGGCGAGCGGACAAAGAGCACCGCCTATAAGATCAGAGCGGGAATCGCCAAGCACGGAACCAAGGGCGCGTTCATGTTCGAGCGCGCGGTGCGCGAGAGCAATCCGCAATTGCAGCAGGTGGCGGAAAAAATGGGGGCGACGATCGTCAACGAGGCGGTGAGCGGAAAATGAATCTGGATCTCGTCAGGACGCAATATAAGACCGTCCTCGACAGCGTGCCGGATCGCGGCGTCGTGCACGAATATCCCCGGCTCGCGACCGACTGGTCTAAGTTTTTGGAATTTTTTAAGGACCCCGATACGGGAAAGATTCTCGGCTGGGAGGTTTCCGTCGAGTCGACGCCGACGGTCGTGAAGTACATCAGCGGCGTGTCGCCGAACCGCATCGCCGATATGAAGTGGATCACGATTATTCGAGGGTACTGCGGGCTCTCCGACGCCAACTCGACCGACAGGACATTCAGCAATCTCGTTCGGTCGGTGCTCATTAAATTTTTGCCTGAAGATACCCTCGGCGGCCAGGTGGACCGCGTCGAGCCGATGGTTGCGGGAGAAATAACCGAAAGAATGTTCGGCGGCGTGCTCGCTCACTTTGTCGAGCTGCGGCAGCCGATCTGGGAAAGAGTCACGTACTGAGAAAAAATAAATGGTAGGGGCAACCCCCCGTGGTTGCCCTCTGGCGGATTTGGGATTTTGGATTGAAGACCGGAATCGGAAAAAGGAGACGAGCGATGGACGAAGAAACCGTAGGGGCGAATGTAGGGGCGGACCTGCGTGTCCGCCCGCTGACCGTGGACGAGGCAAAGGCGCTGCCGGAAGACAAGCGCGTCGAGGGATTGAAGGTCAAGGGCGCCGTGATGCCCTTCGGCGGAAGCTGGAAATACGACAAAGACGCGGACGTGCTGACCCTCACCGAGGCGCCGTCGAGAACGCCTCAGCCTCGGGCTGAGGCCGAGAACGAAAAGGAACTGTCATAAAACTCCGCGTCCTCCGCGCCTCCGCGGTGAAAAGAATCTTTACCGCAGAGACACGGAGATCGCAGAGAAGAACAAAGGAGTAACCCATGCCGTTCAGAGCAGACGCCGGCTTGTTGCTGGCAAAGATCGAGACCACGTCGGGCACGGACTCCGTGCCGACCGCCGCGGCCAACGCGCTGCTGGTTAGAAACCTGAGCGTGCGGCCGGAGCCGGCGATCATCGCGCGCGACTTTCTCCGCGACTCGCTCTCGTCGCTTAAGGACGTCGTCGCGCGGACCGTGATGAACGTATCCTTCGAGTTTGCCATCAAGGGCGCGGGCGGCGCCGTCGACGCGGTGCCGCGCTACGGGCCGATCCTGAGAGCGTTTCAGTTCGGCCAGACGGTCAACGCCGGCGTGAACGTGACCTACGCCTTCGTCAACAGCAGCCACGAGAGCTGCACCCTCTACGCCTACATGGACGGCATCCTTCACAAGCTGACGTTCGGCTCCGGCAAGCGGTTCACTATCAAGCAGGCGGTGAATGAGTTTCCCGTCGCGAGCGTCGAGATGAACGCGCTCTACGTCGCGCCGACCGACACGGCGATCGCGGGCGGCGCCGTCTTCGATCCCTCCGTCGAGGTGCCGATGCAGGCGCTTGCGTTCACGCTCGGCGGCTACTCGCCGATCGCCAAGATGCTGGAGATCTCACTCGACACGGGTCTCTCTATTCGCGAGGACCTGCACGCCACCAATGGCATCGTGGGATTTATGCAGGGGCGCCGCAACGTGACCGGCCGGATCGATCCGGAGGCCGTGACCGAGGCGACGCATCCGTGGTGGGCGAATTTCGTCGCCGGCACGTCCGTCGCGCTGGCGTCGAACACGATCGGCACTGCCGTCGGCAACCGCGTCGCGATCAACGCGCCGGCCGTCCAATACGACGGGCCGAACTGGGCGGCGCGCGAGCGAGTGAGGAACTACGACGTCGGTCTCCGTATCCGCGCGTCGACCGATACGGCCTCCGACGAAATGTCGATCGTCACGACTTAGGCGCGCGGAAAGCACGCCCGGAACACGGAGGGAAAATGCCAGTCGACGTAAAAGCTTTGTTCGATCAGAGGACCGAGATCCGCACGACGTTTCGCGATCGCGTGCTCGTGCACACGTTCCGATTTCCCGACCGCAGGGAGTGGCTCGAGTACCAGCGGCGCGCGTCTAACTACCGCGTGCGGAAGGGCAAGGTCACGGCGAGCGACGACGCCGCGGGCGTCCGCCTCTGGGTCTACGACGAGTGGTGCGAAAAAGTAGAAGTTGAGGACGACGATAGGCAGCGCGTCGCGGTCGAGAATTTCAAAGACCTCGTCCCGGCGATGGTGAAGGACTACGCGGCGATCGCGTTCCTGGGGCAGATTCAGCCCGACGAGGAAGACGAAAAAAACTCCTGACGGAGTTGCGCGAGGTCCTCGACGCGTCGCTCCGGGGCGAATGCCCATACGGAGATCCACCGAGAGTAGAAAGCGCCGATGGCGATGAGATCACGCTCGAAAGAAGAAATTGGAGCATCGACGGCGAGCCGGTCGCGTCCGTCATGCCGCCGTATAAGTGCGGCTGGATCGTCTCTACGCCGAGCTACTGCGACGACTGCGAGCTCAACCCGTTCAATAAGCCGACGCCGTCGCCGCCGCTCGCGCACCTGTTCTACCTCGAGTCGCTCATTACGGCGGGCGCGACGTTCCACTACAGCGATCTCGTCGATCGCGAGTGGCGCGGGCTTTTGATGTTAAAGGCGGAACGCAACCGCCGGCAGATCGCGGAGCTGAACAAAAAATGATTCACCACAGAGACGCAGAGTTCGCAGAGAGTGGATCGATACTCCGCGCCCTCCGCGCCTCCGCGGTGAAATTATCTTTGAGGTAACGTTGGCGTTCACGATTTCCATATTGATCACCGGCGACGAGAAGGACTACACCGCCGCCGTCCAGCGCGCGCAGCAGGAGACGGCCAAGCTCACCGGCGAGACGGAGCGGACCAACCAAGCGATGCAAAAGCACGAGCGCGGCATGATCTCCGCCCGTGCCGCGTTAGGACCGCTCGCTTCGGGCATCAGCCAGGCCACCCAGCTTCTCCGCCAGCAGAGTCCGGCCGCGGCAGCAGCCGCAGGCGCCATCGACAACCTCGCCATCTCCGCCACGGCCGCCGCCCTATCGGCAGGCACGATGCGCGCCGCGATCACGGCCTGGATGGGGCCTGTCGGCATAGCAGTGACTGTCATCACGGCGGTTGGTGCGGCGATCGCGTATTTTTCCGGCCAGGCCGAAGCCGCCGCTAGAAAAACGGAAGAGGCGCGAAAGGCGAACGATGCCCTCAGAGAGTCGCTTCAACAGACGCGCCGCGAAATAGCCGATCAGACCAGGCTCGCCGCGGCGGCGACGGCTCAGGAGCGCATAGGAATAGAGAGCTCGTTTGTCATGCGTGAGGCCCAGGCCAAGCTCCTAAAACAATTCCAGGAAAACAAGATCGGCATTCTCGAATACCGCAGCGAGCTATTTAAGCTCATGAAGGAAGTATCGGACCTCGCTGCGGCGCGCGCCGCCCCCGGCCTTCGCGAGGATGCACAACAGACCACGCAGGCCGTCGCAGCTCTCCGCGCCGAATCGCTCCAGCTCCAGGCCACGCTTGCTCAGGGCACGCCCGAGGCGGTCAGATTGTCTAAGGCGCTGGTGGATCAAGGCGCCCGCGCGGAGATCGCCGCCCTGGCCTTCGAGCAGAAACTAACGCCCGCGCTGAAGAGCTATATACTCAACAACGCCGAGCTAAAGAAGATGCTAATCGACGTAACCGAGGCGGAAAAAAAGCGCGCGGCGGAGGAACAAGCAGACGCGGAGCGGCGCGCGGCGATCGGGAAGTCGATCACCGATCTTGTAGCCGGCGTAGAAAGGGAAGAGACCGAGCAGCGCGCATTGAACCGGCAGCAAATCGAGCTGGAGTTCAAACAGAAGCAGCAGCT